ATGCATGGCATATTCATATTACCAGCGAAAAATGGAACCAATAAAGATCAAGAAGAGAGCTAGAACTATTCCATTTGGTTTTAAACAATCAGAAGATCCTAATTATTTAGAACCCATCAAAGAAGAATTAGATGCTCTTAGACAAGCAAAAGAATATTCTAAAACTTGTTCACTAAGAGAAACAGCATCTTGGCTACATAGGAAAACAGGAAGATACATATCACATGTCGGACTTAGAAAAAGACTCGCAAGAAATAGCACCACCAAAACCGAAGAAAGTAATACACCAGAAAGCCAAGAAGTCAGTCAAACAGATACTAGCTCGAACTCGTAAGAAAGTTGAAAAGGCAGAACAATCTTTACGTTCTGCAAGAAAGTCACTAGAAAATAAAAAATCTAAACTGTTAACTATTGATAAAGCATTAACAGGTAAAGACACACAACTACTTACAGAGGATATAATCGAGAGTGCTCCACAAAATGTGCAAGAGCACATAAACCAGCAAGAAGTTATCTTTAAACCTAATGAAGGTCCACAGACAGAATTTCTTGCAGCTTCTGAAAGAGAAGTATTTTATGGTGGAGCTAGAGGCGGTGGTAAATCATATGCGATGCTAGTAGACCCGCTTCGTTATTGTGATAAAGCTCAACACAGGGCACTCTTAGTAAGGAGGACAATGCCTGAGTTAAGAGACTTAATTCAAAAGTCTCAACTATTATACTCAAAAGCATTTCCTGGTGCAAAATGGAGAGAACAAGAAAAAGAATGGCGATTCCCTTCGGGAGCAAAGATCGAGTTCGGATACGCAGAGAACATGACAGACGCTTTGCGATACCAAGGTCAATCATACACATGGATAGGAATAGACGAACTTCCACAATATCCTTCGCCAGATATATATAATTTTTTAAGATCTTCTTTAAGATCCGTTGATAAAGATATACCTGTCTACATGAGAGCTACAGGTAATCCAGGCAATGTAGGATCACAATGGGTTCGAGAAATGTTTGTTGAACCTAGTGAACCAAATACAGCGTTTGACGTAGGGATAGATACACCCGTTGGAAAAAAATATATTACTAGAAGATTTATTCCAGCTAAGTTACAAGATAATCCTTATCTAATGCAAACTGATGATTATTATATTATGCTTGCATCTTTACCTGAAGTACAACGTAAACAATTTTTAGATGGAGATTGGGATGCATATGAAGACTCAGCTTTTCCAGAATTTAGTAGAACGACTCACGTTGTTGAACCTTTTGAAATACCTAGAGGCTGGTATAAGTTTCGTGCTGCAGACTGGGGTTATAGTTCTCCTGCTTGTGTATTATGGTTTGCTGTCGATTATAACAATAATCTCTGGATTTATAGAGAACTTTACATCAAAAAAATCACAGCAGATTATTTCGCAAGACAAGTAATAGATTTAGAAAAAGGTGAATATATTCACTATGGTATATTAGATTCTAGTACATGGGCAAGAAGAGGTGATGTAGGTCCAAGTATTGCAGAGACTATGATACAAAATGGTTGTAGATGGAGACCATCAGATAGATCACCTAAAAGTAGAATTAATGGTAAGTTAGAAGTTCATAAAAGATTTAGAGTTAATGGAGAAGAACCAGGTTTAAGAATATTTAAAAACTGTCATAACTTAATTAGAACTTTAACAACATTGCCAACAGATAATAAAAACCCTGAAGATGTAGATACTAATGCTGAAGATCATGCATACGATGCATTAAGATACGGATGTATGAGTAGACCAACGCATCCTAAATATGCAGAAAGATTTAGAACGTTTCATACACAAAATCAATTTCATGCAGCAGATAGTAAATTTGGATATTAATGCCACTAAATAAAAAAGGTAAAAAAATTAAAAAAGCTATGGTAAAACAATACGGCAAGAAAAAAGGTAATGCTGTATTTTATGCTATGGAAAACTCTGGTAAAATAAAAGGTGTCAAAAAGAAAACTACCAGAAATAAATAAAAAAATTTTTCCATACGATTTAGTAATCGCTTGGTGGGAAGATATTGTGGCGGATTCGATTTGGGTTGATATACCTGATATAAAAAAATCAACTACAGCTATTTGTTGTACAGTTGGTTGGTTAATGAAACAAGACGATAAGGTTACAATTTTAATGTCTGATTTTAATTTTGAATCAAACAATGAAATAAAACAAGGTGGTGGTCATACAACCATACCAACAAAAAATATATTGAAGATTAAAAAAATCAAAATATAGGAGATAACAATGCAAGAAAAATTTGATATAAAATCAAAAGTAAAACAAGGTCAGTTTAGTGATGCACCTGATGGGAAAAACCCAAACAGGGAACATACTAATATTGACTTTTCTTTACATGCACCTAGAAAATATCAGAAGTTTGAATACGATGTAGATGCTCCAACTAAATCTGGTTCTGAGCACATGCAAGATTCTGTATTTACTATGGCTGATGAAAAAGATTATTAATGGTTCTTGGACCTAAAAGTAATTTTATACCTGTAGTATATGCAGGTACAACTAAAAAAAAGAAAAATGACAATAACAACTCAAAACGGAAAAAACAAACAACTAGAAGAAGATCTAAAATTAGCAGAGGAAAAAAAAGATAAAGCTCTAGCTAATGGTAAATCTGTAAAAGAACAAATTAAAATTGGTTTAATATACAGAGGAGATCAAGTTTCAGCTTTACTTAAAGATAAGTTTAAAAAAACAAAAGGTAAAATAAAAGATAAAGTTTATGGAGTAAAAGATTTACTTAAAACTAAAATCGACTAGGAGGATAACAACATGATGAAAAGATATATGCAAGGAGAGCTTGCACCAGACGTAGCTAAAAGACCTAATGACAAAATGGAAATAGATCCTAATGCAAAAGTTACACAAGGTACAATGGCTGGTGATGCAAGTGATGCAAAAGGCAAGTCTAAATCAAAAGTAGACCCAGCAATCTTTAGAATGGCTGAAGAAAGAGACTACTAATTATGGCTAAAAAATCTACTCAAACAAAGAGATATATAGACTCTGACCTTAGAGAAGTTAAAGGTAAAGGTAAATTTAAGGGTAGATATGAATCAGAAAAAGGTGCTATTGATAATTTAGAATATGGTACTAAAAAATATGCTGTACAAGAATTTAATAATTCTGCTAATATGGCATTAGATTCTGTAACTAGAGGTTTAGATCTTACGCAATCAACTCTTGATTTATTAGAGTTTGATTATAAAAATCTTATCAAAATGAAAGCACCGACTGAATCTGCTAAGAAAAAAATAGATAAGATTAAAAAAATTTATAAAGCTAATGAACAAATGAAAAAAGAAGGTAAAGATCCTTTTGTTGAAAGACAACCTTTTGATGTATAATTATGGATGAAGAAAAACAAAAGAATGGTGGCTATGAAGCCGAAGGTAATGCTTTAGTAGGTCTAATTAGAGAAAGATTTTATCAAGCTGAAACATCAAAAGTTTATGATGAAAAAAGATGGTTAAAGGCTTATAGAAACTATAGAGGGCTATACGGACCAGAAATGGCTTTTCGTGAAAGCGAAAAGTCTAGAGTATTTGTTAAGATAACAAAAACAAAAGTACTTGCTTCATTCGGGCAAATAATAGAAGTATTATTTTCTCAAGGTAAGTTTCCTTTGGGTGTATCACCTACATCTGTTCCAGAAGAAGTTGCGGAAAGAGCACATTTAGATCCAAAGCAACCAGGTCAACCACAACAACCTGAAAGAAGTGCATATGGATTTCCTGGTGATGGTATGGATATACCACCAGGTGTAACTGCAAATGAATTAATGAAAAACCTAAATGCTGATTATGTTGGTTTAGGTTTTACAGATGGTCCATCATATACTGGTTCTCCTCAAATAGAACCTGCTAGAATGGCTGCTGAAGCAATGGAAAAATTAATCCATGATCAGTTAGAAGAAAGCAAAGCTATAACTATAATGCGTCATGTATTTTTTGAAATGGCATTATTAGGAACTGGTATATTAAAAGGCCCATTTACAGATACAAAAGATTATCATCAGTTTAATACAGCAGAAGATGAAGAAGGTAATATAACAAGAGTGCATGCAACTAAAACAAAAGTTGTGCCTTCAATAGAAGCTGTATCATGTTGGGATTTTTATCCTGATCCAAATGCTACAAGTATAGGTGATTGTGATTATATAATACAAAGACATTCTTATAATAAAGCACAGTTTGAAGATTTAGCAGATAAACCTATGTTTGATAGAGAAGCAGTAATGGCTTGTTTAGCAGAAGGACCTAATTATCAAACTAGAGGATTTGAATCTTCATTATATGATAAAGAAAATATTACATCTATTTATAAAAATAGATTTGAAGTTTTAG